TTAGATTTAGAAAAATATACAGGTGATTTTGTTTTTAATCCAACAGGAGGTAATAGTAGAATTTCATTAATTGAACCTGTTGATGTATTAGAAACAGGAACTGGATTTATGATGATACATAGATCTGTTTTTGAAAAATTTAAAGAAACATATCCAAAATATTCATATAAACCAGATCATAATAGAACAGAACATTTCAAAGGTGATAGATATATTCATGCTTATTTTGATACTATCATAGACAATGATGTATGGATGGGTGAAGGTGCGTCAAATAATTCTGACCGCTATCTTTCTGAAGATTATATGTTTTGTCAATTGGTTAGAAAGATGGGATTGAGTGTTTGGTTATGTCCTTGGATGGTTATTCAGCATGTTGGTCATTTTGTTTTCAATGGTAACATGAAAGATCTTGGTCAATTACAATATGCTTCTCATGGTATGGATTTGGAAACACGTCCATTCAAAGAAAAACGTGAAGAAGAATTAAAGAAGAAGAAATCTAGAAGGATAAAGTGAAATATAAGGAAAAAGAAATTATAGGTCTTTTAGAAGATTATATAAGTTCAACTTATTCTGCACATTATGTTAGTGAAAAAAATGCAGAAGATTTTCAAATACAAGATTTGTTTTCTCATATAGGAATTGCGGAAGAATTTTGTCGTGGTGCGGCATTAAAATATCTTGTTAGATTTGGAAAAAAAGAAGGTAAGAATAAAAAGGATCTTTTTAAGACATTACATTATGTTGTTCTGATGTATTATTATGCGTTCATGCAAGGTGAAGAAAAAAACTTGACAAATGAAGAAACAGATGATACAATTAAATTAAAGACAATTGAAAATCCATTCTAAAAGGTGAAATATGGAACTATCTAAAGAAACACAAGACATTCTGAAAAACTTTTCAGAGATCAATCAATCCTTGGCTTTTAAAACAGGTCAAGAATTAAAAACAGTATCTCCGCAAAAAAATATTTTGGCGAGGGCGACTGTCAAAGAAAACTTTCCTCAAGACTTTGCGGTGTATGAACTTAACAAATTCCTTGGAACTTTGTCAATGTTCAATAAACCTACATTTGAGTTTAATGGTAATCATGTAAAAATGATTGAGGGTAAGAAAAGAGTTAAGTATGTTTATGCTGATCCAAGTATGTTTGTTTCTCCACCTGAGAAAGATATTGAGTTTCCTCAAGCAGATATTGCTTTTGAGTTGACACAATCAGATTTAGATTCTTTGCTCAGAGCGGCAGCAGTTCTACATCTTCCAGAAATTGGAGTTGTTGGTAATGGATCTAAAATGGAACTAACTGTAATGGATGTTAATAATTCATCTACAGATGAAGTTGGTATTGAAGTTGGTGATACTGACAAAAACTTTAAAGTTGTTTTCAAACATGAAAACTTAAAATTAATGAGAGATGATTATGATGTTCAAATCTCATCCAGAGGTATTGCACACTTTAAATCAAAAGGTGTTGGTGTTGAGTATTGGATTGCAACAGAATCATCTTCAAGCTATAGTTAATAGGAGGTTGTATGGCTAAACAAGTTAAGCATTATAACTTAGTATTTAAGAGAAAGAATTCTTCAATGAGATTGACAAGAATCTTTAAAACAAAAAAAGAAGTTAATGCTGAAGCTAAAATTGTAAAAAATAATCCTGCGTTAGAATTTATTGAAATAACTGAAACAAAAATAGGAGCATGAATAAAGACATCCTTTGGGTAGAAAAGTATAGACCACAAACAATTCAAGATTGTATCCTTCCAAATACTATTAAAGATTCTCTACAAGAATTTGTAGACAAAAATCATGTTCCAAATCTTTTACTTTCTGGTGGAGCAGGTATTGGTAAGACTACATCTGCGGTTGCACTTTGTAAAGAAACTAATTCAGATTACATCATTATAAATGGTTCTGAAGAATCTGGTATTGATCTTTTGAGATCTAAATTAGATCAATATTGTTCATCTGTTTCTATGACAGGTGGTAGAAAAGTTGTTATCATAGATGAAGCTGATTATTTAAATCCTTCATCCACACAACCTGCTATGCGTGGTTTTATTGAAAGGTTTTCTTCCAATTGTTCCTTTATCTTTACTTGTAATTTTAAAAATAGAATCATTGATCCAATTCATTCTAGATGTGCGGTTGTTGATTATAAAATTGCTAAGAAAGATTCCCCAACAATCGCTTCTTCTTTCTTCAAAAGAATATGTACCATTCTTGAAGAAGAAGGAGTGAAGTATAATCAACAAGTTCTTGTTGAACTAGTCAATAAATATTTTCCAGACTTTAGAAGATGTTTGAATGAACTTCAAAGGTATAGTGTTTCTGGTGAAATTGATTCGGGTATCCTTGCAAATATTTCTGATAAATCTATTGAAGAATTAATGGATCTTCTCAAAGATAAAAAGTTCAATGATATGAGAAAGTGGGTCGCTGAAAATTTAGATAATGATTCCACAAAAATATTTAAAAAGTTATATGAAGCGCTAAATACTAAAGTACAAGAAAATTCAATTCCTCAAGTTATTATTACACTTGCAGATTATCAATATAAAGCGGCATTTGTTGCAGATCAAGAACTTAACATGGCCGCTTGTTTAACAGAGATTATGGCTGATGCTAGCTTTAAGTAAAGAAGAAACAATAAGTATCTATAATGATTATGTTGGTTTCTATGATGAATTTGCTGACATAGAAGCGTACTATAGATATAAGAAGCGTAAGAGAATGGAAGAGCTACCAAGTTCTCTTTCGCTATTTGGGTTAGGTCCAGAGGGTGATTTGTTTGACAACCCAGACCTAGCTCCTGAAGATATGGAATTTGAAATTATCCATACTTCAGATAAACCTGCCGAGGGAAAAATGTTGACAAAAGATTATACAACACTTTTGGAATTAACAGCATCATTCAACGCAGATAATTCCCCCGGCAGGTCTTCACGCTTTGGAATTAAAGAAAAGACAACTGGCAAGTATGTTGGTTTTATTAAATTGGGTTCTCCCGTTATTAATATCAAACCAAGAAATGTATTTTTCAATGTTAAACAGACTCCATTAAAACTTGCTAATAAACATTTTGTAAATGGATTTAATATTGTTCCTTCACAACCATTTGGATTTAATTGTCTTGGTGGAAAATTAATTGCTCTTATTTGTGTTTGTCATGAACTTAGGGAATATGTAAATAACAAATATGATCAAATGGAAGCATTGTTTTTTGAAACAACATCTTTGTATGGATCTATAAAAGGAACAAGTCAGTATGATGGTTTAAAACCTTACATCAGATATAAAGGTGATACTGATAGCAAATTACTTTTAAATTTATCAGATGAGATTTATAAAAAGATTCGTTTAAATCTTGAAGAAAGAAATGGTGGTCCACTTGTTCCAGATGATCAAGAGATACCTACAAGCAGAAAGTTTAGAACTCAAGCAAAAATTCTTTCCATTCTCAAAGAAAATCTAAAAACTCATGATATGCAAAAATACAATGCTTTAATGGGAATCATAAAAGAAAAGATGGCTATCACTACACAAAAAAGATACTATGTTTCTGATTATGGTTTTGCTAATACAAAGGAATATATTTTTGGTGAGACTGATAAACTAGAAAAGAAATCAAACTTTGACAATTATTATTTTGATAACATTGTTAAGTGGTGGAAAAACAAAGCACAAAGAAGATGGGAGTCTGTTAGAGCAGATGGTAGATTGAGAAAAGATCTAGAATTTTGGAGTGTAGATAATATTGATAAAATTGATATAATAAGATGAGTCTTTTTTATGATGTAGAAGTTAAAAAGAATTGTTATCAAGTTTTGGTAGTTCCAAATATAACTTATCAAAAACATATTGATAAAGATTCTTTTGTAAAATTTTTTTCTGATATAGTAAGAGAAATTGGTAAAATAAGAGATGATTTAATTTGGCATGTACCATTGACTTCTTATTCTAGTTTATTGAATCTTCCTAATGTGAAACAATACCAA